AAACTGGCTAAATTTTTGGCTTTTGATTCGCACATAATGTCTGCCCACCCATTATGTGTCAGTGCCCATTCATTAACTGCACTATTCCAATAGAAGTCACTGTGGGCTCTTAGTTTTTGCTTTTTATAACCAGACTCGAGCAAAAACTCCAAACTTGGTCTATCTGAACGGCTATGGTCGTTGAGTACGCTTTCAGGGCTAATGCTGTAATGTATAACAGGACGCACACCACGCCAACTATCAACAACTTGTTGAATACGTGGGTCAGTGGCTTCAATATATTCTCCTGTCTTAATAAAATGGTGGTGTATGTCTAACACCAAAGCGAGATCTTCCCGTAGTTCGAGGCTGGCGTCGAGTCCCCAGGATATTTCGTCGTTTTCGATTGTGATACAATTTCTTGCTTCAGGCGAGAGTTTCGTGAGCGCTCGTTTAATGCCTTCTGGGCCGGCTCGACCCGCGATGTGAACATTGATCTTGAAGTCTTGAAATTCTCTACCATAGCCCATCCACCTGGCCATATCTGCATGATACTCAAACTCCTCTATGCTTCGTTGGACGACGTCGGGGTTATCGCTAGCCAACACAGTAAACTGGCCAGGATGAAAACTAAGACGAGTCCGGCTTTTGCGAGCACTGTCGCCGAGAACGCTAAAATGAAAATCGCAGTATTCACGAACATCTCTACGTTGCCAGAAGTAACTCCAATTGGGCTCAGTATAAGCAGGTAAGATATCGCTACTAAGCCTAACCATGCGTAAGTTTTCATCTAGTTCTCCTACTCGCTCCACTAGCAGTCTAGTAGATTCAATGTTTTGGACCATAAGGTCCCATAGCCGTTGCTCGGCAGCTTCCCTTGTTTGTTTATTTAACCAAGTGATTGTGGTTGTACCAGTGTTGTACTTTTTAGCATCATCTTTGGGTTTGATGCCATCAATTTGTTTTGATGTGTCAATCCATTTACAGGCAAAGCCTATTCTTGGACTAGATTCATTAGTTTTAAAAGTTGCCATGTGTCCCGCCAATTTCTAACTGCATAACTTGCTCCACGCTTGTCCTTTTGAATTCTATCTGCCAAGGGTCTGTCGTTGCCTTCTGGATCTAGCCTATCACCAAAAAAGCACACAGGTCCCGTAAGCCAATCTAGAATCTGTGCTTTGTCTTTTCCTTTGGGGAAAATGTCAACTCCAGTTTCGCCGCCTATCTGTGCTTCCAAATCTGGAAACTTTCTATTAAACTGATTGCAGAGTTGTGCTCTTTGATTGGTGCGTCGATCCCATTCATAGTATTCTGTTCGGTTATTGCCTGTGGCATTCCTGCCTACAAAACTAAAATTCAATAGCCCGGGACGTTGTTCAAAGTGTCTACCAAACTTCCAAGGATATTCACTTTTGTATAATTGATTTTCTAACCACTGCCAAGGAGCCTCTGGCAATTCCCAATCGCTAGTAAATATTAAGCCGCCGCGGTGATAGACTACATTGCCACTACAGTTAAAACTGTATTCTACTGCACGAAATAGCGTTTCGCCGATCTGCTCAACTGTTTTGGCGCTGTCACTACCTGTTACCAAAACTAAACTGTCTTTTTGAGCAGAGCCAATTAAAAACCGGCAAAATTCGGGATCAATCAAGCCTCTACTGGGTGTTAGTGTGCCGTCAACGTCGAAAACATAGTACATACTTGTATTGTATGACTTTTAACTATTATTGTCAATCCTCAAAATGGATACTGATAACGTGTTCGTAGTTCTTTTTAATCAAACTCTTGTACATTAAATTTTTGTGAACCAAAAATCCGGCGGCACCTTTGTCCAAAGTAAATTTGGCTAACTGTTTGAAATAAAGTGCTCGTCTACGATATACTCCATGGCACTTGGTATCTGTACCTTGTAGTTCGTAGACCATGGTGCTCCAACTGTTCTTGTCAGCGTGATCCCAATCGTGTATTTCGGTAAACGCAGTCATGCGATTGTTGGCTTTAATAATTGCAGGTTGGCTGTATTCTCTGTCTTTGAATTCCTGATTCTTGTAATCTTTGACTGTAGTAATAACTAAACCAGTGCTAAGGTTGCACAAGTTATCTACCAAGTACTTCTGTTGGTCTTCGGTGTCAGCAAACGTCAAGTATTCATCAAACGCTACCACTATGTCAAATTTCATTGGTTCGTTTTTGAATAGCGATACTCGTTTGTTTTGTTCCTGTAACCATGTTAACACACGGTCACTGACTTCTGCTACATAGATATTGTCGACTGGGCAGGCCAATATTGCAGGATTAAATCCCACAAACAAAATCGTGCTGGCGCCTTGATTGTAGTGTTCTTGAATCTTTGTTAGGATTTCTTGTTTACGGTCTACTATGTCTTTGGTTTTGCTGTGTAGGCAAAAAGCGTCAAAAATAATGTCGCTATAATCTATAAAACTCTGCATTCTTTTTATTATTAAAATTAATTAGTTATTTATTGATGTTCACGAAATAAATCAAGTGTAACACAATGGAACCCACCGCCTAGTGTTCTACTATGTCTTAGTTCTAACATTATAACTTCTACATTTAATTTTTGCAAGGTCTTAATTAACTCTTTCTGATTTTTATCAACCACTGCGAGGTAGGGATTTACCATTAGCATGTTGAGCGCGATCCATTTACTGGCATAAGGATACTGATAAAAATCCTGTGCCACAACATCGTTGATATAAACACAATGCCAATCTTTCAATGCATGCGGCAGATTGTCTGGTTTAACTCTTGACCCATTAACTAACGCTACGCCTTCTCTAATTGGCACAATAGTGCTGTCAATATGCACGCCAGAATAAAAGTCACAGGCTTCGATAGTCTTTTCAGGATACTGCTCTCGTAACCATTCCAATGCTGCTTGGTTACCACTGTGGCTTAACAAATATAACCACGTGTCTCCTAGCCTGCATATGTTAGCAGCATCCAATATCATATCTTCATGTCTGGGCATGACACGTATCATACTTGCTTGTTTAGTGACCATAGGTAGTGCAAATATTTCCATGTTGCGGCAAGGATACATCATGTTGCAGTCCACTATTTCTGATCCTGCAACAATCAATCTATCTCTGGGGCAGTAGTTATACATGCCACCTGACTCTTGGAAGTTGATGTCGTTAGGTCTATGTACGATGACACTTTCCTTGCGTAGTGCATCGCACAATGCTTCCAAGTCTTCGTTAGATTCATCGATGATCTGTTGAGGTATAGGACCGCTGGGCACAGGAGATTCTTTCCAAAGTGTGCGTTCACTTTCTTTAGCAAACACTGGATCATTACTGGGCCAATTAGCGTAATCCGCTTTGCCTACAACAATTTCTTTAAGAGTGTCCCATTCATTATGACTGTTTAACATCAAACGTGACCTGTGATTTGCAGTGTGTATCTGGGCGTTAATCCCAAGTTTGCGGCCATGTGCGTTAAATCATACTGCCATTCTACGACATTGCCTGCGAGCCAATTTACATACGGTTCGCCGTTATATTCAGCATAATGTCCACTTTGCCAATCTTCAAGAAATATAATTGCTCGATAGATTGTGGATTCTTTTCCTTGTAAATTGAAAAGTTCTACGTATTTTTTGTACAAATCTTTATGAACAGGTAGGACTGTACTAGTATCCATTCTATAGTAACTGGTACCAATATCACGCCAACCTTTATTACTAAAGTGCTCAATAAATTGGTGATTCCACTCTGGCTGCGGACTGCACATGTCGCACATATAACCAGTGAACTGATTACTGTAACCTTGATTACGCCAACGGTTTACACTGTCAATGTCATTAAAACCTTCTTGGATATAGTGCAATCTTTTATAACTGTCATCCCAAAAAGGTTTTATGTAATCTTCACTGTACCCTTGTGTTACCATAATGCACAACTTTTACGGTATCAGTAGATTTTAGTTTTCTCCAAGGATCTACAATTATACTGCCTGGTTGAATTACGGTATATGGTTGCGTATCTTCTTGCTGTCCGGTATATTCGTAGGTAATTTTACGATTGTGTGCCCATAGATAAACAGCCGGTTCTCTGACTTCCGAAACCACGTCAGTTGGATCATCAGACAAAGGGTCAACGTACATAACAGATTTGCCACTATGCTTAGTAACATAATGTCCAACTAGTGTACTATAACTACCAATACAGTATTCTACGTCTGGCTTATAGGCTTTACCATGAATAACAATTGGCAAATCCCCGGCGTCCCTGCTTTGATCAATTAAGAATTTGGCCAAGTTTTCTGCTTGAATCTCTCGAGCGTGCATAATTGTATCAAACAAGTCGTATCCAATATCATATTCTTCTGCTAGCCAACGTAAGGCAATATTATCTCTAGGATGGCATGCACCTGCATCCCCCATTCCAGCAGTCATGTACTTGGGGCCTTGTAGTCGCATAGTACTACGTGCTAATGCATTAGTAACAACGTCTACGTCAATATTACCAATACGCATGGCAAAGTCCTGAATCATGTTAACGATGCCGACTTTGGCGCTGATATAAGTGTTATAAAAGATTTTTATTGCTTCGCATTCATCCCAGGTGCCAACTTCATAGCGTGGATCATTTTCCATAATTGTTTTATACAAGTCAATTAGTTCGCCTGCAACGCCGCTGATTTCTCCGTCCTCTGTTCCAACAATAACCATTTCTGGGTTAGTCATATCCCATTTTACTGAACCCATAGCAATTAGATATGGATTGTAACAAAACTCGTGTTTACTATCTAACAATGGGATAAATTTACGTCTGGTTGTTCCCGGTAATACTGTGCTGATCAGCACAACCTTTTTACTTGTTTTTGCATACTTGTTTACATTTTTAATAGCATCGATTACTGCATCGTGGCCAAAATCTTTTGGCTCCATGTGACTGCTAGGTACGCTGCCGTCGTAACCTTCTGCATGGGGTGTAGGCACTGCAATGAAAATCCAATCACTTTCATTGACTAGTTCTTCAATACCACAAACTTTTACTGTGTCACTTTGCCTAGGGTAAATATCATAGCCTCTAACTTCATGTTTTTCAGCCATAACTTCTGCACAGTCTAGCCCAAGTTTACCGATACCGATAAAACCAATTTTTTGATTTAACATATGTTCTCCGTTGAAAATCTATACTACGTATTGTACTGTAACTTATTTAAGAAAATCAAGGCTGACATTATATATTTCTGGCTGTTTGGTAGTATCGACATAAACGATCTAACAGTAAACTTTGGAACAGAAAACAGATCTAGTACTTGTTTTTATCATTATGATCAAGAGCCAGTTCAAGAATATGTTTTAGATAATATTTTTGCAAAATATGCTCATCCAAACGAAAAAATAATTTTAGTTGCCAGCGAGTATTCGAATTTAGTAGAGCAATATTGCAGAAAAAACGAAATTTATAATATCTATTATTTCTTTCATGGATTTGCCTGCTTAGATTGGTATAATGATTGCAAATTTTTTACTAAAGAAGATCCTATATTTTCTAATAAATTTTTAAGTTTTAATAGGTTATGTACTCAACTACGTAGTCACAGACTGCTTTTTGTTAGCGAGTTACAAGAACGCAAAATTATGAATAAGGGTATGGTCAGTCTACAGATAATAAAAAATGACAAAAATGTTGCAAAAAAAGAAATAGCCGATCCCAACTCAAAACTTTCAAAAAAATCAAAAATAAAAATTTACACTAACCTTGCTCATATAAAAAATAATTATATCATAGACAAAGAAGTAACAGGTGCAGCAAGTGCTCACTTAGGAGTAGAAGAATTCACACTGTGGCAATCTTGTTTTTTACATATAGTATCTGAAACAGTTTTCTTTGATCGAAAGTTACATCTTACAGAAAAAATATTCAAACCAATTGTAAGTCAACGTCCATTTATACTGCTGGGCGCCTATAAAAATCTTGAATACTTAAAGTCCTATGGATTTAAGACTTTTGACAAATGGATAGATGAAAGTTATGACAGTGAGCCAGACAATGAAAAACGATTAATGATGGTCTGTGATCAAGTTGAAAAAATTGCAATGTTACCAGAAGATAAAATTGAAGAAATGTATTGGGATATGAAAGAAGTGTTAGAACACAACTATCGACATTTTTATACAGATTTTAAAAAGATTATAGTTGACGAACTTGTAGATAATTTTGAAGGTTATATGCTTTGGCACAATAAAAATAATCCAAATGACCAAATTTATAACATAGAAAGTTTAAACTTACCAGAAGTTAAAAAACTGTTGGCTCAATAAATACTTGTGCGGCACAAATTCTGTCGTGGTAACTCTATGACAGAAATTCTTTATACATTAATAACTACCCATATAACTATTGCCTGTGTGACTTTATATTTGCACCGAAGTCAGAGCCACAGAGCAGTCACATTTCATCCCATAATCAGTCACTTTATGCGTTTTTGGTTATGGCTGACTACAGGTCAGATAACTCGTGAATGGGTAGCAATTCATCGCAAGCATCACAGTCGCAGTGACCAACCAGGAGATCCGCACAGTCCGCATCAGTTTGGTATTTGGCGTGTGCTGTTTGGGGGTGCTTTCTTATACCGTCAAGAAGGCCGGAATGAAAAAACTATCAGTGTTTACGGTGTTGGCACACCTGATGATTATATAGAACGCAGACTTTACACACCCTACAACTGGATAGGTATTTTAATTTTATTATCGATAGATTTATTACTATTTGGTGCTGTAGGTGTTATAGTATGGGCTATACAGATGCTGTGGATACCGTTCTGGGCAGCAGGTGTAATTAATGGTGTGGCGCATTGGTGGGGATATAGAAATGGACAGACAACTGATCAAAGCCGTAATCTTGTACCTTTTGGTATTATTGTTGGCGGTGAAGAGTTACATAATAATCATCACTTGAATCCAGGCAGTGCCAAGTTAAGTCGTCGTTGGTTTGAATTCGACGTAGGTTGGCTTTATATTCAACTACTCAGTTACTGTGGGCTTGCAAAGGTTCGCAGCCTTAACTCCGTTTAAACTAATCATTGTGGCATCGTTGGTGCTGCCCATGATTCTATAGGGCAAGAATGCCCACTGTACCCAAACCCACGCATAGTAATCTAATAACTGATTCATTGTAGTTCCCAATTTTATATTTAATCCAGTAAATATAATTGAAAAGGAGTAAGAACTATGATTTCGCAAATGACCTTTGCCGAAAGGAGCTATCTGTTTGCTCAATTGGCAAACATCGCATATCAACCAGAAGAACAGGCCCGTGCAGCAGCACTGCAATTGGGATTTACAGAAACAGAATTTTACGATAAAAAAGGTGCACAGTCTTATAGATTTATGAACCAGGACGACATCGTAATTGCCTGCAGAGGCACAGAACCTACACAGTTAAACGACATTAGTGCAGACTTGAAAGCACTTAAAGTTGCAGCAGAAACAATAGGCCGTGTACACATGGGGTTTAAGTCTGAAGTAGACGAACTATGGCCTATGGTCAAAGAAGACTTACTGGCAGTAGGAAAAACACGGCAAGCATGGTTCTGCGGACACAGTCTAGGTGCTGCAATGGCCACTATTATGGCTAACCGTTGCCACTGCGACGTCAGTATGCCAGACATTGTTGAAATTTATACATATGGCAGTCCTCGAGTAGGCAACAAAGCCTATGTAAACACATTTCCAGTGGTACACCATCGTTGGAGAAACAACAACGACATAGTTACCACAGTGCCTTTGGCCCTAATGGGTTTTAGACATGACGGTACGTTACACTACTTGAACAGTTATGGCAACGTTCGCAATCCCAACGGTTGGCAGTTAGTTAAAGACAAACTGCGCGGCATGTGGTCAGGACTAAAACAAGGCAAGGTAGACAGTTTCAGTGATCACAGTATGACACAGTACTGTGCTTACTTAAAGAACTATGCCGAAGGCAAGGAAAATCCACAGACATAAAAAAAGCCCACATCTGTGGGCTTTAAAATGCAAAGCACTATACTCAGAACTTCTTAACCAGTCCTACATTAATTGAAGTCGACGCACCATCACGTGTCATGTTGCGACTGACTCCTGCTGTCAATACTGCATCTTTTTCTAGATTCTTCTTGACTGCAATACTTAAAGAGTTCACACCGTCTGAGTGGTGTAGTGCTTGAGCAATAATGCCTTCTTTTAATGTTGCTTGTGCTCCTATAGTACCATATGTATACCAGTCTGTTGTTTTGGCAACTGTTCTAGCAGTTTGTACATCACCAGTTTCTGTGTATCCGTTTACACCACGAACACCGCGAGTTACTCCAAATACTGGACGAACTCGTTCACCAAGGCCAACAAAAGTTACGTTTACCCATGTATCGGTTCCATTAGTTACACCCGCATTAACAAAATCACCAATAGTTCTTGATGTGGTATAATCATTTTGACTGTGTGTTAATGCGAAGTTTACTGTTCCTTGTGTAACTTCTTTGCTACCGTGTAGATTTACCAGTGTTGAATCAACATCAGCACTACCGTTGTCTCGAACACGAGTAGACAATTTACCAGCACCACCACCGATGCGTAAGCCATTGCCCAGATCCTTATTGCCACCAACCGTAACACCACTGACACCACCTGACATGCCGTTGTTCATTTTTGCCATGTTGCCGACTGAGTTAACACCGTTGAAGTTTAACCCACGATTAACAACGGATAGCATTTGATTACCTGTTGCTATTTGGTCAATACGTCCAGTCCAGTCTGGTAATGCTGTACTAGTAGTTTGTACATTTTGTGTAGTACCATCACTCATGTTGTCCCAAGTAGTGTCTGTTTGTGTACGTTGTACAATCTGAATAACACCGCCACTAACAGCAACATAACCGACTACACGGCTTGAACCTTGACTTACTACTGTTGGTGCAACTGGGCCACCTGATGCTGAACCAGCGGCTACTTCGTTAATATCAAGAATGCCGTTGTTGTTAGCATCACCCGTTAGGTCGCCTGTAGTAAGGTTAATTGTCAAACTGCGAATAACTTGATCCATTGGATCCCAATCTGCTGTTGGGCCGTTACAAGTACCTGCTTGATAATCTGCCTGAGGACAAATTGTACTTTCAGCATCGCCTAACGGAATATAAACAAATGTATATTGTCCTGTTACAAGATTTTGATAGTTTATACCTTGCCAAGTGTATGACTCACCGCCACCTGCATTAATGTCGTAAGGTATCAACTGTGTTCCGTCTGAACCAAAGAAGTTAACACCACTAATCAAGCCTGCAGGACTATCCTGTGACAACAAAGTAAAAGCATCAATACTTGTTGTTCCATCTGGCTTAACAATTTTAATTTCTGCTTCGTTGAACGTTGTTCCATCATGCCAACTACCGTACCAGAAGTTTAAACCTCCGTTACCGTCTCCAACATAACCAATACTGTTTGTGTGTGCCAAGGTGGCTGTAGATACTGCCGCGGCCACGGCAAGTGCGACTGCTGTCGCTAATAATTTTTTCATGATATCTGCTCCGCACTGAATTTATTCTTATTATTTTTTGTGCAGAGTATTTAACAACTGATGATCTATATTTTATATGGCTTTATTAATTTCTTGTTCACTAAAAAGTTCTTCCCAACGTTTTAGTGCATGATAGTAATCTATCAGCACACAATTTTCACAACCTCTGCCGCAACACCACGTTGGTTCTTCTGGCTTTGGGTAGAACTTTATTTCTTCAGGCATCTATAATGTAATCTGTGTCTGTGGAAGAATTACCAAGTGGATTAGCAATATAATACCTACACTGGCCAACACACCTATCATAAGTTTGCCGAAGTCTTTGGCCACCAAAGGAAACACACCTTTGAATTCAACCTTGTCACTGAATGTGGCGTGTGCAAGTTCTCTACCAGACAGCAAACCTACAAACACCCAAGTGGTGCTCATAGGTAAGTTGTTTAGTTCTTTAAAGAAGTAAAGAATAGCCATATAGACCAAAACAATAAGAGTAGCACTACGCACATAACGTGTGTTGTGTTTTTCTAACACAATTTTTTGTATTGCTCCTCCACGTTCTTTAAACATCCAACCAAGTCCACCTACGAATATTAATGAAATTATAACCATTAAATCTACAGGTATTTGTCTTGGTAAGAATACTGCTATGTTGGCCATGTCGTGTGTTAGCCATGTCCACCAAAGTAAACCAGTAGCCAACCATTGTCCGCAACGCCAATAAGGTTTGTGGTGTTCAGGTATAGGTCTGTGCTCATCGTAGCGTGTAGTTAAAAACCACCACGTTACATAACCAATGGCTGCGGCTAATCCGTAGCCAACAACACTTTTTAACAGCATGCCTTCAAGTACAAAACTGTTGGCAAAGGCACTTAGCACTAAGAAACTTGTGCTTACAGGCACACCCCACCGTGTTAAAAATAACAAAATAGCAGGAGCAAGTGCATGGTACCATTGTACTTCTTTAAAAGGTATTCTTGCTAATCTATCATAGGAAATGTCACCGCCGTTTACATACCACCCAAACCAAATTGCCCATAATAAAACCGCACTAGCGGCGGCCCATAATGTTGTCCAGTGAAATCGGTCGTTGTTTGACGCTAACCATGTCCCTAATGTCTGTATCGAGTCGTTGGCTATAACCGAATATGCAGCTAATAGAAATCCAACTACCATCCAAAATGTTAGTAGTTCCATACAGTATTTAACTTGACAAATGTTACAGAAAAATTACAAGTCTGCTTTTTTGGCGGATTTTTCTGGCACTCTAAAATCTTTGCCATCACCCAGTATACATGCTACTTCGCGATTATATTGCACAAGAGTCCAAGTTTTTGTTTCCTCATTCAGCATGACTACAAACCAACCTTCACTGTCTTTTGAGGACTTGCCTATCCAATGAGGTTGCTCTTTGTATGTCTTGTCGAGAAAAGGTAGAACGTTTACTGTTTGATCACAGAGTACGGGCTTTTGTTGTACCTGTTGACTTATCGCTAAGGTTGGCAGAATGAACAAAACACCCGCGGTTATTATTGTTTTTATCATGGCGGTGTTTTCCTTTAAACTAATATATAAATTTTTTTTGCTCCTGAGGTTAACTTACGAGTACAATTAATCCATATACAACACCGCCGATTATACCCAACAGTGTTGCTATCGCCACCCCGTTTACACAGTTCCAGAAAAATGCTTGACGACGCCTGCGTTGTTCATAGATCATGCGCTCACGTTGATCTTTAATGCGACGGCGTTCTTGGATAAATTCTTCGTATGCACCAGGTGGCCCATACCATTGAAACATTTCACGTATTTCTTTTTCTTGATTGGCAATACGTTGACGCACTACCATGGTGTTTAGTGCTTCAGCAGTGTCGTCTTTAAAACTGAGTTTTTTCCAGATGCTGGGCTTGCTTTCTTGCCCTCTGACCCATTCCTGTAAGTCGCTGACGTGTGTAGCCCATTTGGCTAACTGTCCAAATACATCTTCAATATCACGTCCGTGATTTACCAGTGTTTGCACACCTTTAAATGCGGCACTGGCTCCGGCTAACAGTGTCAGCGGATCCATTGGTCTTACTCCTTACTAGTATTTACTAGCAACTAGCAAAAACTAATAGTGTGCTGTTTACTGCCCGGCCAATGGATTGTCTAATGCTTCCTTAAGTTTTTTCTCTAAGTCTGTACGAACTTCTTTTAACCCTCGATCCACTTCTTTTTGTAAATCGCGCATTTCATTTCTAGCTGTCTTTAAATCAGCATCAACCTGACGTTGTTGTTCCTTTGTTGAACGCTCTACGCCCTCAACTACCTTTTCAACTCTACGAATATCACCTTTTAAATCATTTTTAATCTCATTGGTGTATTCTGTGGATTGCTGTACGTTGGCAGCAATGCCTTCCATCTTTTTATCAACTGCTGTTAAGCGTTCATTAATACCACTCAGATCAGGAGCAACATAACTTTGAATCTGCTCCTTCATCTCCATGTAGTCTTTGTAGACTTCAAATGCTCCGTACAGTGAACCTACTATGGCTGATATCAGTGCAAATGCAGCACTTACAGTCATGGCCGTCATCTTAACGCCAAACAGTCTGAACTCTTTGTTTTTAAGACCTTCTATTTCTTCTTCAAATTTTTCAATGCCTTCGCCTAAATCTTTATCTGACATCGTTATCTCCCGTATTGTTGGTCTACCATTTGTTGGTGTAATCTGTCTGTGCCTAATCCACGCAGCGCTCTAACATTATCAACAGTTCTTTGCCCGCGATATATTTCACGTTGTTGATAAAATGCTGCATCCACTAATTGTGCCTGTAAGTATTGATTAAAGTTGGCAGGAGGTTTTGTCAATGCGGTCATGTCCGCTCCTCCCTCCATACCTTCTACTTTTCCGCCATTACGCACTGCGCTTTTGGCAGTTGTTTGTGTTTGTTCTTGCGGCTGTGCTACTTGCGACTGTGTCACTGTGGTATCAACTGCAGCGGTTGTTTTAGTTTCAGACTGTGACAAGTTTGTAGATATGATGGCTTGATCTTGATTTCTCATAGACTGTGTTCTTGTTAAACTGTAAGACTGTGAAGGCATTGATTCGGTTGTTGTCATAGCAAGGTTTTGTAAAAAAGTAAGTCCCGGTATCCTAATACCTGTGCCTAAACTGTCTAAACCAACTCCGTCTGCGGGATTAGACATTGCAGATAAACTTTGTTCTGTACTCTGTGCTGCCACACTAAGAGCGGTTTGTTCTGCTTGTCTTGCTGCATTTTGAGCAATACTGAGTGCATTAACTTTTGCGCCTGGTTTTCTTTCTGTTGAAGCCACTGCACTTTCCTGTGCTTGTTGTTCTTCTTTTACCATGCTTTCTTTTGCACTTTCTTTTGCAGCACTAGGTACACCATCGTCAATAACTATTTCTCCTGTTGCAGATAGTTCGGCACCTCCAACATCTGTAGTTACTTCTGTTACAGACCGTATCGGATCAGCAGCGGCAGTCTGCGTGTTTGAATCTGTGTCCATTCCTGTAGAGGCGCTGTCAGTGGCCGCAGTTTGTTCTTCAGTGCCTGTGTTTGCAGTTTCAGAAAGTTTTGCAAGTGCTTCAGCAAAACCTGGACAGGTTGGTGAATAGAATGGATTGTCGGCACAAGGGTCAACTGAATAATTTACAGTTAAACTAAAGTGCATAAACTCTGGACCATAATAACCTGCCCAGTTCCCACCATCCTGACCTGTCACGCTCAATCGAATTGAACTGGCTTGAGTCGTGCTATAAGGATTAGTATAAGTTCTTGTGCCACTTGGATTAATCCAATCGGGTAAGTGATAACCGTAATCATAAGTGTCTGATTCGAGCACAGAACCAGTTGAACTTAATAAACTAACGTTTACGTAGGCAACCTGATCGTAACTGCCAGGTTGCGTTCCGTTAATATTAGAATTCTTTACATGCCAGTGCCAGTTGTATCCGTTAACTTGAAGACCTGTGCCCGAGTTAGGTAATGCGTTGGCAAGAGAGTATGTCTGACTGAGCGTCTCTCTGCCATAACTAAAAATTATCTGATTACTGCCTGCATATCCTTCATCAAAACTCATTGCCGGACAGGGCCCGCCACTAGTTCCACCCCAAAATCCTCCGGAGGCATAGGTATAACAGCCCGACCATTGGTTGTCTTGGAAAAGTTGACCTGTTGTACTTGTTTGAGCGTTAGAATACTGCGAGACCAAGCACAATGGCAACAGCAGCACTGATGCCAATTTTCTTAATAGTTTCATCCTGTGGTGGATCCTCTGGTTTAGGTATTTTATCGTTGTTTAATATCCAACTTGCTCTTGCGGCGTCTCCAATTTTACCCTCGTAGGGACAAGGCGTACCTGCATTCCACATAGCATCAAACACACGTCTGTCTTGGCACATTACTGCCACTGCAGCTACTTTCATGCCCATATCATAGAGTACTTTGGCATTCTTCAATCTTTCACAATTTAGATCTCTTACAGTGCCGCCTGTGCTAATACCCAGTATCTGCGTCTGTAATGCGCCACTTGTTCCTGTAGTACACAAATCACTGTTACCTCCGCTCATCATTGACGGTGCTACAGCAGTGGGAGGTGGACTTTTTACTGTCTGCTCTATCTTACTGTCGTTTATATTACGATTGGTCATGTCGCCAGTATTCACATTGTTGTTCGTGTTTGTATTGGTACTAGTGGTAGTGTTATTATTTGTATTCGTATTTGTGTTAGTGTTTGTACTCGTACTGGTGTTGTTATTGGTATTTGTGTTTGTGCTTGTGGTAGTATTTGTGTTGATGTTTGTGTTAGTGTTTGTACTGGTAGTTACATTGTTATTGTTAAAAGTCTGCTCACCACTATTAACATTATAGTTGGTGTTAGTATTAGTATTAGTATTAGTATTCGTGCTGGTACTGTCCACCGTTGTTGTATTGGTGTTAGTATTAGTATTGTTGTTAGTGTTTGTGCTGTTTACCGTGCTGGTACTGGTACTAGTATTGTTTGTATCAACCTTTGTGGTGCTATCATAAGTCTGTGCATGTGCACCTGCAACCATCATAAAAAACGCAAACGCACTGAATGCTTTTGCTAAACGAAACGCCTTAGGCATTTTTTGCTCCTCTGTCCTTGTTTTGATTATAAGTGGACAGCAGTATTTATTGATTTTGGTTATTGAATTCTTGTGGCAGTTTATTGTCCCGTTCTTTGGGTGGATTCTTTGCGGAATCCCACAGTGCTCGCTGCACCGGTGTGTTTTTGTTAGGATGATAACTAACCCCATCCTTGGGTTTTGGTCTGTGCTTGAACCAAGTCATAAAAAACCCTCCATAGATATTTACAGAGGGTTTGGCTTAAGTTAACTGATGCGTTTTAATATTTCATCGTAAAATGTATCAAGTTCGCCGCCAAACTTACCATATAAATGTTCAGCAGCATCTCGGCAGTACTGATAGTTTTCTTTTTCGTATTCTGCTACAAACTGTTCGTGCAAACCCACGTGTTGTTCGAGTTGTGGAATTTCCATGAAATTCACAACTTCACTGGGAATAACACAGTAGGCTCTGTCTTCTGTGCCTTCGTGAACAATCTTTTCAAGACTGAGTACTGTATGAGTATCCCTTAATACACTGGCTCTTTGTTCGCCGACAATAATGTACATCGTGTGATATCCTCTAATGCTGTAATAATTTGTGCGATAGGAATGTTGTGTTTGCTATATCCTTCAGCCACCATTGTTAAGTAATGTTCACTGGGCGCCGCATAACCGAACCCAGAACACATGTAGTAAATCATAGGTCTAATAGTTTTGCCGTTGTATTTGATTTGTACTTCGCGCTTGTCATAGTAATCCGGAAAGCCTTCTAATTGATCCAAGGCCAGTTCGCATTGATCTGAAATGCTCCATAGCACACATTCCATTGTTTCTCCTGGAGTGTAAACAACATCGCAATGTGTTTTGAAGGCCAGTCTATAGTTGGGCACAGTAACTTTACCTAAACTCTGTGCCTGAGGGCAACGGCGCCGCATTTCCTCAATGTTAGTATTCATTCCGTATGCTAGATAGTATTTCATAGTTCTGTTAGTTTATATCGTTTTACTGCTGATTGTACTGCCTCTGCTTGACTGACACAGTCTGCTAGTGCATTGTGTAAGTTTGCTCCACCTTCTCTGTCATCGCCCAAGGCCTTCAATAGTGTGCGACTGTCTCTAATAGTGTAATAAGGCCAAGGAGCAGGTTTACTCGCCTGTCTGTACAAGTTTTCTAAAATCACAATGTCAAACACAGGACCCTGTGCCCATATTCTGTTTGCACCCACTATAAACTGATTAAGTTGACTGGTAAATTCATCAATTGAAATTCTGCCATCTTCGCCCAAGGCTTCTTCTCTGACTTGTTCATTTTGTCGGCCCCACCACTCCAGTGTGCCTTCGTCAACTCTGCGTCCTAGCGCAATCTGTTCGTCTACGTCTAAACGAATGTACATGCCTTTGTCTATAGTGTCAGTGAATGGATCAAACTTTACTGCACCAAAAGTCAGCACTACACAGTCTGGACTTGTGGCCAGTGTTTCCAAGTCAAGCATTACGTCCATTTAGGCCTCGGGTTCTAGTTTAACCTGTAGTGGGAATCCGTTGTTACGAGCCAGCATGGTAACTTCAATACCTTTTTGCTCAGCCATTTCGAATGGCAGTGTTGCTACCACAGCACTGCCTTCCTGATGCACTTTCATTGTCATATCGTCTGCCGCCATCTTAGTGTAATGAAATATTACCACTAAAGTTTCGCTGACAAATTCCTGCGTAGTAACTTCGTCATTGATGTAAATCACATTATAATTGACAGGCTCGGGAATGTCCTCTCGTGCCTTAATTTTGACATCTACTGTGGTTTCTGTTTCTGTGCTCATTGATAATCCAAAAAGGGGGACGGATCCCCCTGGCTGTTACTTCTGGTAACTAATAGCAATTTTCTTAGGCTTTTGTTCTTCTGGAACAACATGCTCAAGTGCAATTGCTAGGATACCATTCTGTACACTGGCTGCACGTACTTCTACGTTGTCTGCCAACGTAAAGGTGCGCTCAAATGCGCGAGTGCTGATGCCTTTGTGTACATAGTCAACTTCCTTTTCTTTCTTTTCCTGCTTGCCAGTTACGGTCAATACGCTGTCTTTGATTTCAACGTCAATTTCGTTTTCGGCAAAACCTGCAACAGCCACTTCGATAACATAGTGAGTGTCATCAAGACGTGCGATGTTGTAGGGAGGATAGTTGTCGCTGGTACGACTATTGGCAAAGGTGCGGTTCAATTCGTTGAACACACGGTCAAAGCCGATAGCATGACGAGCAAAAGTAGGTAAGTCGATTGTTTGAATGTGAAAGTTTGTCATTTTTTTCTCCTTAATAAGCAAGTTTATGACTTGTAGACCCCACCCGGGCATCTACAATATTATTTATTATAATTTCTTAGGGAGAAAAAGTCAATGATTAAAACTGCCGAACTGGCAATTTTTGGCTTTCAACTTTTTTGCGCCAGCGATTTTTGGCGGCGGCTTTTTTACGTTTACGTTCTGTAGTGGGTTTTTCATACTGCTCGCGATCTCGCAAGTTTTGCAGTAACCCACTTTCATTTACTTTCTTTTTAAACTTACGTAATGCTCTTTCTACGTTGTCGTCTTTGACAAATACCTTGGTCATGCTGGAAAGTCTCCGTCAAATTCCTTGAGCCATTCTACAGTATCCCTATGTTTAAAATTATCAGCATCTAGTGTAATTTTCGCTTTTGTCCTTACACCTTCTTCCCACTGAACATCCCCAATATCTGAATGAGAAAGGTAAATGTCATATTCTTTTTCAGATAATTCGTTAACAATTCGTTGGCATAGTTCTGTGTCCCAATTAGCATTTTTAATTAAAACTTTAGGTATGTTAACATCAAAACTTATATCTGGATATGTAATTAGTCTTGGCATCATTAATCCTTTAATAAACTTTATCTTGAAGTAGAGTATTTAATTTAGTAATCCATTCTTCAAGTTCTTTGCGTCTGTCGGGATGGCTATAATCATCTGGATTTGTTGCATCTCGTCCATCTGCGGCATAACTTCGTTCTTGGTACGTTTCGTCGTTATTTCCACCTGTAACATCTGCTCTATCATGGTAAACAAAAACTGGAATATCTTTAAATCTTCCCGCTGATTTGGCCACATGATAAATCCACCAATCGCTGTGTGCAACAGGACTAATTTTTTCAAAAATATCTACCCAAGATCTAGGAATTATTGGAAATAGTGCAAAAGGATGATTCATTGAAGTACAAGGCATACGCAAACAGCCAAACCAACCTGTTTCATTGACAATATGCTCGTCCCAATTTTCTGTTTGCATTAAGGCGTCATCATTCCAAAACATAATCCAGTCGCCTGTTGCTTCCTCGCCCAACAAATTAACATAGCGATTCAACTTTAAATAACCAAAACGTTCAGTTTCGAATACTTTGGTAGTTGCTTCTGTTTGCCCAACAAAATCAAACCAAGTCGATGAGAAAAATTCTCTGCTTTCTTCATCATCGTCATCGTAGGCAATTAAGATTTCAATGTCAGCAGTGTTTTTAGCATAGGCAAGTAAACTGCCTATGCTTTTTATAACTGCTTCTGTACGTTTTCTTGTTGGTAATAATATAGATATTTTAGGTTTTGCCATTCTGTCTTTCGAGTTGTTCCGCCACAAGTTCTTGTTCGCTTGGGCTTAATTGATCAAGTTCGTATTCTCCCGATGCAAGTTTTTCAATCAAGTATTGTATATATTGTTCATCGTAAGTATAACTGTCAGATGTGGATTTGTCAATCTCTATCCACTTACTTCCATTAAATTTGAACAATTTATTTGGCATTACATCTACTCTTAGATATACGTCTCCTTTTTCGGCATCCTTTGGAAAGGCTGTACCAAAGCCGCTACGACTTTCTCTACCTGCTTGTAAACTAAATTTTTTAGCAAGTTCTGGATATTGGCTTCGGAATACATCGCCTGCCATTAATTTCTGATTTACTTGAACATAGCCGCCAGCGTGATTTTTTATTTTAACTTCATTAATATCGAAGTGTTCTCCATCTATCTCAACTTGCTTAGAATCTTCTTGCGCTTCTGTAGTGTCGCCCAGCGGCGCTGTCTCATCTTGTACTTCATCAATTATCTCCTCTTTAGATTCTGGTTCTTGGGCCGCAACAGGATCCCCTGGCCAACCCTCAGGTTGATCGAATCCTGATCTTAAATAGGGATGTGTTTCCGGTGTGTGTTTTGCATCGTAGGGATCAACCTTGGGCTCTTCTGGTTCTGGAATCTGTTCTACCAGTTCCTCAAGTTTATGTTCTATTTCAGGTTCTTGCTTTTGTTCTCTTGCCCAGCCAAAACTCATCTGACTGGCTAACAGTAACAGCACAGCCAATGGATCAAACACAAATATGATTGTGATAATAACCCAAGTTACTGCTTTTTCTAACAAGTTCTTGTCTGCTTGTTCACCATAGATAAACTCAGCAATATATTTTACAGGACCAACTTCTGCTTCCAGTTTGCGATAGTTTTTCTCAAACACAAACTTTTCTTCTCTAGCACCGTCAACTATGGCCTGTTCTTTGTTGACATTACCTTCAAGTTCTTCAATACGCTTGTCAATGTCTACTGTTTTATTGGAAGCCTGTTTGCGTAGTTGTGCAATGCGAGTTTGTATGTCTTTAATTGCAGTTGCATACTTGTCGTCAACCCGTTTAAGATCCTGGTCCAATGTGCGGTTGACGTTTCTGATTTCACGTTGTGCGGCACTGGCAACCCCAAGTTCAGTCTTTTTGGCTTTGTCTACTGCTTCATCATATTGACTGCCGCCAGCAAAACTGCCTTTGAATCTTTCTTCTGCGGCTTTGATGTCTGCTTCTTTACGTGCAGTAGCCTGTGCTAGTCGTTGGTTCTGTTGTTCAACCTTTTTGTCAGCGGCGGCACGAAGTGTGGCTTTTTCATCTTTAATGCGACTGTAGATTTTGTCTAACTCTTTCTGCTCATTGTCCACTAAGTTGTCAACACGAACATCTTCACCCTTGAGCAGCCTACTGATTTCATCTTGCCAACGTTTTATCTTGGCTTCACTGCGAGCCATCTTGTCATCGAGAGTAGAGATCTGTGCCACTTGCTCTGTGCTCATGGCAGTTTGTTCGATGTGTGCCTTACTTAAGAAACCAAAAATACCCATGCTGGTAATAAACATCAGAACCAGCACGGCAATGAACATGTAACTCTTTAACAGTACAGGAGCACGTTCCCAATTTGCTTTAAGCCACCAAGCCGAAACCAACTTGGCTACTTCCAATACCGTGCCCATGATTACAATTGGAATAACTGCGGCCGCAAAGATTGCAGTCAAGCCAATTACCGAATAATATATTGCAACTGCTGAGATACTCAGACCAGTTAAAAAAGTTAAACTTGCTAAGAACATTTATAATTTTTATAGTGCAAATATTACTTATTTTAATTTCTAAGGTATTAAAAAAGCAAGTTTTATTTTACCAATAAAAAAACCCGCCGAAGCGGGTTGTTAAAAATTAAATCGGATGAGCAGTGACAAAAGTCCTAGCCCTAGGCTCCAGACATCCGATTCCCCCGGTTAATCAAATTCCGAACCTTGGTTGTTGTAACTCTCATATTCTTCGGCAAGACTATCAATGTAGTCGTTGTCCACAACATGCTCAAAAGCCGCGGCCCACTCATCGGGTTCGATGTAGGTAGCATCTTCGGCAAGGTCAATCAACATGCCTTTGACTCGTCCCATTTTTTTCTCCTTAGGTTAAACGGTTACGGATTCCCAACCATGCACAGGTGCAGCTTCGCCCCACCAACGGTTACGCTCAATTTTGCGGCGAGCGGCCAACATCTTACTGCGAAGTTTCAAAAACTCCTTAGTGGGTTCGGCATGAATGCCACCTAGGGCCTGCATCTGTAGCAAGCATTCATCGCGCTTGGCATAGGTGCTAAGTGCCTCAACGGGAACCAAGAAAGGAACACCGCTACTAAACACCGGGCTACGATAAAGTGCTTTTTCCATGTTCAACTCCTGTTTTGTTACTGTATGGAATAATTATAGCAAAATTCAGAATTTCGAGCAAGTACTACCTTAGTATTACTTTTTAGTATTGATTCAGCGCAGGTGCATACTTACGTATTAACTCACGCTCCAAGCCGTGTGCGGGTTTGCGACCCCGTACAATGTCCACAATGCCGTACTCGAATGCTTTACTGCCGTAAGTTCTAATACTTTCGCATAAAGGCCAATCTTTGCCGTCAGTAAGTGCTCTACGAACGTGCTTCTGCATCCGAACTTTCAATGCCCGGCTTAGTTTCTGCCCGCACACAGTAATACCAATGTATTGCTCTAGAGTAACACGATTGGTAATAACGTATACGCAATGGTTGGTGTCTTGCCGACGCTTTCTTTTCATCATACCCATATTATACTAAATTGGGTATTTTTGAGCAAGTACTACTTAAGTATTAGTGCAGAGTTTGTGGGTTTAAATCGTCTAATTCAAATACCTGTAATACTTTAGTTACATTTTCGGGTAAATCATTCTCATCTGCTTCGCCCGGTAAAATTACAGTTTTTAAATTACCTTCAACATCTAAAACAAATACAAATTCATTTCCCTCAATTGTGTCATTAATTTCTTCTAAATCTTCTTCAGTAATGTCTAAATTATTTTTTATTGTATTTGTCACGATATTGCCTTTCTAATTTACGATAATATGTCGTACTCTTTTTGACCAACAAGTCTATTATTTTAGTGTCTTTACGAAAATAATGTCTATATATTTGATAAGTTGGTGTCTTTTTAATATTGACATTTTTCTTTTGATAAACAAATTTTTCCAATGCCATACCTGCAGCCGCAGTAAAAGCATAGGCATCTATTTCATCATTCATGCCGTAATATTCTTGGTGTTCTTTAAAGAATAGATTCTTTTCTCTACTACGATAAAGTCTGCCTTCATTAAAATGTCTGCGTCTGAACTGACCCATGTGTACAAACTCGTGCCCTATGATGCTGGCAATGTCCACTGCCAGTTCATGCCAGTGAGCAAATGACAAGTCAGATTCATCAAAACAAAAAGT